TCTTTTCCAGCTGCTATAGAAACTATACCAGGCTTGTTCAGCAGTATACCTGAAAGCTCTAGTATCTTAAATATTAAAGTGTCTTCTTCAGATGGGTGTAACTCAAAGTCTACTGTGTTAGTAGAGTCGTGTAATGGATATTCATTACCTCCAGCAGAGTTTGGAACTACAACATAATTCCAATATGGCGTAGTAGGTTTAGCTATATAATTACACGATATATTAGAAGTAGCGTAACTAGGAGTGTTAGATGATGGAAATATTTTTAAAATGCTATTAGTCTTGTAGACGTATACTGGTCTAGAAGCACTAGGCTTAAATAAACCTGTTTGTTGCATCATGCGTAAGTCGTTTATTTCTACTCTTTCTATTTCTTTAAAGTTATCAGAACTTGTTTCGTAGAAAACTGTACCTAATCTATGTACAGCTGTAGATGTTGGAAGTGTTAATTCGTTTGTATTTGCTATAGCAGACATAGCTACATCAAACTGTTGAAATGGAGCTATTTTAGAAGCTAGAGTATCTACAAGATCACCATACTCTGTAGAAGCACCGTGAATCATTTGAGCTTGATCCAAATCTCTAAAGTAGTTTTCAAATATATCTAACTGTGCTTGCTCTGCAAACAAGTTAAATTCTATAGGCGTAACATAACCTCTTTGTTCTTTATTAGCTAGCGCTAATACCTTTTGATATACTGTGTCTATGCTTACTGCCATTGTTATATTTTTTATAGTTTAGCAACCACCCCGAAGAGTGGCTGCTCTACTATGGTGATTAATTAGTTTAATCGTTTTTCAATATTGGAGTAAATCTCCATGCCTTCATCTGTTTTAAACCAAGCGGCTAAAGCAGAATATGGATGCTCATCAAATGGTACAGTCATAATTTGTCTATCGTTAGATACCCACGTAAAATAACGTTGATCACTTGATAGTTTTATTATGTCAGCCTCTACAGCTTTAATACCAAAGTTTCTAAGCATTACATTATCGTCTGTAGTAAGTTCTAAGAACAGTTTAGGATTTCTCTTTGCAAATAGTAGTAGATCTCTTTTAAGTTCCTTAGAACTTAAGTTAGCTACCTCAGATCCTTTCTCTACTCTCATAATAGCTTCAGCCATATCAATGTCCATGTCTTTGGCTATGACTAACGCTTGAACTTCAAATTCTAACCAGTCTAATTGATTTTCCGCAATTTTAACAGGTTTATGCTCGTAAAATAACTTACCTGCGTCTGGATGATACTTAGTCAAAAACTTCTGTAAAATAGTCTTTTCTTTAGGAACAAATAAAGATCCACTTCTAAATATAATATGCGAAAGTCTTTGATCACCTTTCATCTCATCAACAAAAGGTGTTGTTTGATTTTCACAGTATTTAATTTCTCTTTCGTAACCTTTTTCTTCGTCAAACCAGTAAACATTTGCTGATCTAATAGCTCTAGTTAAAGGTTTTCTTCTGCTCTTAAGGTAATAAACTCTATCTTTTATTTCCCACTCAGGTTTTTTAGGTTGAGATTTTTCAATAACTACTTCAACCATTTTATTAGTAGCTTTCATTTCTGGTTGTGCTACTTCAACCTTTGGTGCAGCTGTCGCTGCGGCTTGTTTCTTTGCCATAATATAATATAATAAAAAATTAATAAAAAACTACCCCACCCGAAGGCAGGGTAGTTCAAAAAAAGTATTCCTACTTCATTAACATAAAGTTGTTAGCACCTTGAGTGATCAAACATCTTTCTGATAAGAAGTGAATTTGCATTGCATCTAAAGCAGATGTAGCAGCTCCAACTGAACCAGTAGTCCAAGTTTTCATTCTACGGTCATCTGTCTGAGAAGCTCTGTAACGAACATGCAAGAAAGGACGCTTAAGGTTCTTTCCTAGTTGCTGATCGTATACAGTTGAAGTACCAGCTGGAACAATAACACCACGAATAGCGTTAGATCCTGCAGCAGCATTAATACCACCACGTGTAGCTAAATCATTCAAGTAACGGAAGTCAGACTTATAGAAATCGTAAGATCCTCTACGGAATCCAGAGAAACCTAAGTTTAAAGCCATATCTTCGTCGTTTTGAAATACTCCATAAGAAGTACCACCAGCACCGTAAGAGTTCATAGAAGCTAACATATCGTCAAATGCTAAAGAAGTAGCACGGTTAACAAATAACATGTTTTCTTCAATAGCACCTTGCTTATCAAACTCTGCTAAAATAGCGTCAAACTCAGCTAAATCAGTAGCAGCGTTAACACCAGTAACACCAGAAGTAACATTACCTCTAGACTCAATAGCAGCGAATAAACCTTCAGTACCAAATGAATCTCCATCAGCAGTTAAGAAACTGTCAACTAGAAGCTCAACTCCTGAGTCTGCATCAGTATTCTTTTCGCCTTCTAGCATAGCCATTTCCAAGTAGTCGTTGAAACGAGCTCTTGTGTCAGCTTCAGCTTTTAAGTACCATAAGTAACCTGATTGTCCTTCTTCTCCTGAGATTTCAACCCAACCGATTTTAGAAGTGTCTGATCCAGAAACTTCATAGTAATCTTTCATAATAATTGGCTTATTAGTGAAAGTCTTGAAGCTAGGCTCATTAGCACCTCTTTGATCAGTAGCAGCGTTACCAGCAGCAACAGTGTAGCTTTTTCCTTTTGCAAACTCAGAACCATAAACTAATATAGTAGTATCTTGAACACCTTGTTCAACTGTGAAACCAGCTTCTTCAAGAGTAATGTGAGTGTAAGGAGATACTGTAATAACAGCATCTACTACTTCGATAACTAAACACTTAGCTACAGCTTGAGAGTTAGCAACGATAACAGTATCGTTAACTCTAATACCGTGTTTTGCAGCGTTAGTAGTAATACCGTCAATGTCTGCTTCAATAGTAATGTCACCACCACCTGTTGCATCTTTATCTTCGATATGACCTTTGTAAGATAAGTGTAATCTACCTTGTTCAGACCAAACAACCTGATCGGATGTCATAGCCTCTTCAGCTCCAATTTTAGATAAGAAACCTGAAATAGTTCTCGGTCCGAAAACTTCAGCTTCTTTTTCCATAAGGTCTGGTAAGTATTGTTGCGCCCAACCAGAAGTTGCAGTCGCAGTAAAATCAATGTAGTTATTAGACAGTGTCTGCTTTAAAGGTGCAGGAACACTATTCAATAACGGTCCATTAGTAATTGCCATAATAAATAGTTTTTAAATTGTTAATTTCGTTTTTTAAATTTGAACGAGGCAGTGTTATCATCTAAAGCTTTTACTTTCATTCCTCCAGCTGTGTTATTGTCGTACGACTGTCTAGCATCCATGTTTATATTTTTTGCTTTAGCGACAGTGTTTTGTATAGCATCAGCCTTACCTTGTTCGTAAAAATGCCTTGCGATAACGTCGGGATTCATAGCGGCATATAAAGCTTTGTGATAACCTTCAACATCGTTAACGCTATTGTCTTCGTTTAAAAACTTTACAATAAAATTATTGATGTCGCTTTGATTTTTCGCTACTTCACTTGCATTAGGTACTTTAAGATTAAGCTTTTTACCATCAACGTTATATTCAAAACCTTTGAACTCGTTGTTGAAAACATTGTTAGTCTTCGTTATAAACTGCTCTGATCTATCTCTAGCTAATCTTTCGCTTTCTACCGTATCCTCGTTATATTGATTAAAGAACTGTATCGCTTCTTGCTGCTCTGCAGTAAGGTTTGATCCAGCTTTAATCTCATCATAATACTTAGACTTTTGCCCGTCTAAATAGGCTTTAGCCTCTGCAACTTGCTCTTTTAAGGCTATTTTCTTTTTTCTTACTTCTCTTTCTTCGTCAATCTCTTCGTCAAATGAAAAGTTGTCTTCCATTAAGAAGCTTCTTTCCTCATCATCTAAGTGAGGTTTAGTTATTCTATAGTATTCGTTAAGCGCTGTTTGATTATCCATTTCATTATAATCGCGATTTAACTTAACGTAATCTTCTACATTTCCACCAGTATCGTTAACAAAGTCAACTAGCTTCTGTATGTTTTCTGGTAATGCTTGTCCAGTTTGTTCTGCTGTTTCAATAGCTTGATTAGCTTCTTCAACTGTATTGTTTACCTCTTGCTCTATATTCTCTTCAGGAACTTCAACTTGAGCTGCAGCTTCTTGTGTAGCCTCTACTGATTGTTCAATTTCTTCGTTTGCAGCTTCTAGCTCGCTAACTTTATCCATGTTAAGAACAATTGTACCGTCGTCTTTGTAAGAGATCGGCGACTCTTGCTCTATTACTTCTTCTTGGGGTTGTTCTACTTGTTCAGTAGATTCAATGTCTTGAGTTTCCTCAATGTTTTCATTTTCATTCATAATATAAAATATAAGTTAATAATTATCTAGGTCCAAAGTCACTCAAACCCATACCACCACCAAGTATATCATTACCTGATGACTCGAAGTTTTTAGGTGGAGTACCTGCTTTTCTTTGTTCTATAAGCTCACTTTGCTGTGAAGCTTGTATCTTTGTTCTTTTGTCCTTACGGTCTTCTTTCTCCTTGTCTTTGTTACTAACAGACTGCAAGTCCATTTGCTTAAGCTGCATATTCAGCTGAAACTCGTGATCCATCAATTGCTTTTTAACATTAGCTTCATGAGTTATAATTTTTGTTTTTGAGTCAGTTTTTATCTGCTCCATCTGTGCATTCATCTGCGTTAGCGCTTGTTGCTTTTGTATTTCAGATTGAGCTGCCGCCTGCTGAGCCTGAACGTTAGCATCAGACTGTGCTTTTATGTTTTCTTGTTGACGCTTTTGATCTTCATCCATTTTCTTTTTACGTCTAATCTTTAACAACTGATTTGCTAGTCTAACATTTTTTATATCTCTAAGATCTATTGCATCAGAAAGATCTATGCTGTTTTGAGCTAAAGCTTGCTGTATGTTATTTTCTAGTAATTGTTTTTCTTCGTCGTCTGGAGCTAATTCAATAAATATTCCAAAATCATACAAGTGTAAGTTAGACATCTCTTCTAAAGTTCCTACGTTGTGAGCTCCAATAGCTTGCACAAATGCGTCTTTAGTAGGAGAAAATTCTATTATATCAGATATTCTAAGTGATAAGCTTTCAGCCACAGACTTAGTTAAAAATAAACCAGACTGCAATATGTGCCTTGTAGCCGTGTTAGAATTAGCAGCCGCTAACTTTTGTACACCAACTAAAGCGTCTTTTGCTGGAGTGCTACCATCACGAGCTTCGTTAAGCCCGGTCGTATCACGTATCATTTGTAAGTAGTAGTTGTATGTACCAATTAAACTTTGCATCTTTTGACCACCAGATCCACTTGCTATTTCTTGTATTGGAATTCTACCAGGATTACCTTCGCCAAGCTCATTCATTGATCTACCAATAACAGAACCTGTTTGGAAGAACATGTTTAAAGCTTCTTGTGCGTTGTAGTTTGTGCCGTTACCTAGATCTATTTCAGCCAAGCCGTCGGCATCTAAGTATATACCATCGGGTATAAGTCTTGACATAACCTGTTGTAGCTTTAAATGTGTAAGCTGTATCATGTCAGCAAAACCTGTTATACGGCCAACTAAACTTTCTATTCTACCATTATACATCCTTGGAGCAGTAATAGAATAATTCATTTTTACCTTGTTGAAGTCACTCTTAGACCTCATCATGTTATCTACTTTTTTCCAGGATATTATTTTGTCTGTACCAACTATAAACGCGCCTTCAAACAAACACTCAACTGATCTTTGCAATTTCATGAAATTTACTTGCGCATCTTCCGGTGGATTAAATGTATCGTCTTTTTCTATCGCCTTTTGAGCTCCAGTTGCGGTTTCTTTTACCTTGTAAACATCGTTCATGTAAGTCTTGTAATTAAAATATAAGACTTGAACTTTATTGTTATCTGTTTCTCTACCGTAGCTATATTTTCTAGAATATCTACCAGAAGTTTGGTTGTTAGAGTTTAATATATCTTTTATTTCTTTTTCGTTAAGCTCTGGAAATTGTTTTACTAACTCATTAATTGGGACGTCTTTAACTTCACCAACGTAATATATATCGTCAAAGTAAGGTGAGTCAGTGTAAGAGTAAACTAAGTCTGCTGGATCAACGTATTCTACAGTAGCGCCTTCTGACTTGTTAAACCCTGTTTTAACAGCGCCAATACCTAAAACAGTTAAATCGTAATTAACTCTTCTTCTAATCAGGTCGTAGTCATTTCCTTTTAGCAAAACATTTATAGCTTGCTCTTCCGCTAACTCAACAGTTTGCTTGTAAGTTAACTGCATGTGTAGATCTAACTCTTCTTCTGTTTCTGGTAATTTGTCTTCTGGAACCGTAGATAAGTCTACGTTAAAAGTATCTTTATAAAACTTAGTAAAATCTTTTGTTCGCATTTCATCTAGCATGCGCTGCATGTAGTCGGTTCTTTTCTCTACTCCGTAAGGATCTTGTGAAAATGCCTTAACGTCNTAAGCTCTTTCGCTTAGACCATTAACTACAATGTCAACAAACTTAGGTATTATAGGTACAGGCTTCCAGTCTAGATTCAAATAACTTAAGTCGCCATTTATAGAAAGCTCATCTTTATATTTCTGTACACCTTGCTCTCCTCTAGCGTAAAGCTTTAGCTTGTGAAAAGTATTTTTGTTGTTGTAATACCTACTGCTAGAATAATTGTTACCCATTGTGTTAGACTCAAACCACTCTTTCTCTATGGCTTTAGCTATCTTTAGCCCATACTCGGTAGTAATTTTTTCTAGATCACTAACAGCTTGACTAGGAAAATAATTCTTATATATTGATTCAGCCATATTTAATTTTCTATTATTCGTGAAGCGCCGCCTTTATTATCGTATTTAGCAATGCTTAAGTTTATCTTTGGTTTTTTTACCTTAGCGTTAGGTGCATACAAGTGTCTATTGCAAGCCATTACAGCTAGACCAGAACTTATTGCAGCATCAAACTTAGTTCTTTTGTTTATATCAAACTTTGCCCAATCGTTTAAAGTTTCATTAAAATACAAGCTACCATATCTACCATCACCTAAGTGACCAACGTGGGCTTGGATGTACATTTCAATAGCAGCAGCGTGAGCTTGTTTTATATCTTCACTTGAGTTTGGTATACCACCAATCTCTTTTTCTGCAACAGAAAGCTTATTCCAAACCTTGTCTGGCCTGTTCATGCTAAACCCTCTGTAACCTCTTCTTCTCATATAATAAAGAAGTCTTGGCTTGTTGTTCTCTGCTAGTATAGGCATACCATAAAATACACATGCCATTAATACATCTTCAAAAAACATTTCAGCGGTCTGAGGTCTAGCAACGTATTCTAAAAAGAAAGCATTTGCTGGGGCATCTTCCATGCTGAACTTAGTTAATCCATGCAAAGCTCCATTAGAACCTCTTCCGTCTACAGTCCCACTAATATCGTAACTGTCACAACCAAAAGCACCCATGTGCTCGTTTCCTGGATACTTTATTCCATTCTTTATGATTACCTTGTTTTGAAGGTGCATTGACGGAGTCCAGCTTATTTTAAACCTACCTTTTGGATCTGGGTAAAATACTACTTTTGAATCCCTAACGCCATTAGCCCATTGAAAATTGCCTGTATTCACTACAGCAGAACTTCCAATACCTTCGTTGTAATCTATCTGCTCATATATTTTAACTAAGTTAAATATACTGTTTTTTGTTTCATCTCTAAAAGCATGTTCCGTTGTTCTAGGAAACTGACGGTAAAATTCATTTAAACCATCTTGATCGTCTTTTAAACCATCAACTTCGTTTTGCCAGTGGTCAATAACTCCTATGTCTATCAGTTCACCATCTGGTCCACAAACATCGGATTCTGGAGTAGTAAAGACTGGTTGCCCAAACTCGTCAATAAATCCTTCAAAGTTCCATTCCATTGGGATAAACAAAGAATATAAACCAGATTTTGTTTGACCATTTTTGTTTCTCTTAGTTACATCGCTATTATTATACAGCTTCTTAAAGTTTTCACCACCTTTATCTAAAGCATTAGAAGTTGAACCCATCATGCATTTCCCAATAATCCTGCTACCTAGTCTAAGACAAGTTTTTGTAACTCGCCAGTTGTTGAGTATGTTATCTGGTCGTTCCCATTTACCACTCTCATCGTGTACTAGTAGTGAAAGCTTTTCACCATCATAACTGTTATCACCTGTGTTCTTCCAGTCAATCGTAGTATCTAGACCTTTTATCTCTTCTAGCTTCTCGTTTGTCTCTATCTTCTTACGAGTAAACTTACTCGCTGGTACACGATATGCTAGCTCAGACTTAGGTCTGTCCATACCATCTTGTATTGGCTTGAAGAAAAAAGGATAGTTTATAGATATAGGTACAACCTTATCGGTAAACATCTTTTTAGCATCGGCACCACTTTTAGATAGTATTCCGTATCTACTATCACTTGATATTGTAGCGAGGTTAACCGTTTCTGCTGAACTCATNAAAGAAAACCCAGAACGTCTGTTTTTAAGNTAACACATACCATAGCAGCGCGTGTCTAGTTTGCAGGCTTCCCAGAATATAAAAAACAATCTATTTGCTTCACGAAAGTCTGGAGCACCAACATCAATTTTACTCCACTGCAAGTACATGTAGTGAGTACCTGTTATATACGTAGGCGTTCCATTATTATTAAACCAAAAACCACCGTTGCGTCTATCGAACTCTCCGTCGATATACTCGTGCCACTGTTCTTTTTGGTCTTCTGGATATGCTTTCCAGTCAAATATTGTTTTAATTTTTTTAAGTATCCCAGGCTTCTCAAGTTGTTTCCATTTCTTATCTGCGTTAGAGTATAAGCTTTTAGGGGCTTTAGGTAAAGCTATATGTAATCCTTGTATATTGTATACTTCTCCTATCTGACCTGTATCGCCAAGCACAATTAGATCGTGCTCTTTGTTATAGCCTTGGCTCCACTTTTTACCTTTGTTAAGTCTACTTATAGTAGTCTTTTTAACTGGCTCTATTATTTCGTATAAACTTTGTTCGTACATTATTTAGATCTACCTTCGGCAAAGCCCTTAAAAACTTTCTCTTTCTTTTCAACAACCTTACCCTCGAGCAAAGCTTGTTCTTCTTGAATACGATTAAGTATCTCAAAGGCATCAAAGATTGCGAGCTTCTTTGTAGCAGCAGCGTTCTTAAGTCTATCGGCAGTAATATCATCATCACCATCAACAATAGCTTCTTTTGCAACTTTGATGAGTTCTTCAACGGCTTTATGACCAGCTTGGATTATACTCTTCTTCGTTTCCTTTATATTCATATTTAATTGTAATAAATTTAGAGTACACTCTATATAGTCTTTCTCCCTCAATAATAAACTCGTATTCTGAATTAGGTGTAAATCCTACTAAGCTGCCGACGTCTTGCGATCCGTCAGAATACTTAACAATACCAACTAGAGGCTTTTCCACGTCTTGAGAAAACTTGTCGTTCGATTTTATAGGCTTAACAAAACAAAATCCCTGCATAGGTTTCCAAGTTTCGTCTTGCTTGTAAGCAAATACCTGGTCGTTACTAACAAAGTATTTGTTCTCTTCAAAAAAGCTTTTACTGTTCCTTTCTTCACCTCTAACATCGTTCCACCTTCTAAACACGTTATGGTGAACAATGACAGTATCGCCTTCTCTTATGTCTGCATCAATAGCCTTAGGCGTAGCTAAAACCGTAGCCTCTCTATTAACATGCTTATGATCAAATATATCTGTATTAGTTATAAGTGTCTTACCATCAACTTCTATTGAGTTGTTGTATCTTTGCCCTTTAGGCTCTATAATATAGTTGTACGGTGATCTCATCAGTACTCTAGGTTGTACTCAACAGAAACAGCCATATTTTTATTGAAGTCTTTCCAAGGCATAACATCCTTGTTTTTCTTTATGTATATACTGTACTTATCTTTCTCTTCAACTATATCACATATAGTATGCCCTCCGTAAACCTCTTGACCCACGGAATAGTGCATAGCGTCTATTTTATAATCTTTACCTATCGTAATTTTACGAATTAACTTGCTCATTTTTATTATATTTAATTGATCCGTCGTTAATGTTTATATCAACGTCGCCATACTCTTCTTTTATTTCTTTTTGTATTTGGCCAATCATACCTTGAAGTTGTATGACTTCATGCAGTAGTTCGTGCTTCTGTGATTCAAGCATACCAATTTTACCTTGCCCTTGGTTTATTGCTTTTACTACGTTTTGCATTTTAGCTAGTTGATCTTTGCTAATTGCCTCTGGCCTAAGGTCTTTGACCTTGGGTGTTTTTCTTTTTGCCATGATTTAATTTAATTAAAGTTAATTGTTTGTTATCTACAGTTTTCTACGGCTGCAACTACCCCGTTTATTATTTGTATGCTGAAAAAATCTCTATTGTTAGCTGTTACTTTGTAAAACCCATCTTGCAACACGCCTCTTTCATTATCAGCTCTTCTCGAAATATAAACTCTATCGTTAACACCAGGAGTTAATTTACCGCCATTGTGGTAGTATGTTTCGCTAAGAGAGTCTCTAGTATTGCAAGCAGCTCTAGCTTGAACTGTTGTTCCAGATATAGATCCGTACGTTTTGGCTAAAACTATTTCTTTTCTTCTCTTTACTATTACAGGCTTGTTTTTGCCTCTAGCTTGAGCTGATGTATTTGCGTTACCTAATGCCATTAGTATCCAAAGTAAGCGATTGCACCGTGAGCTGATGGTTTAAATGCTGTCCATCTACCATAGATCGTTAGTCCAGCTGGATATGCTTGACCAGCAGCAGTAATGCCTCCAGCACCGTGCGTTTCATCAAGAAAAATTAAAGCTTGATCACTCGCTGGAGTTATTGCTGTATCTAGCTTAACTTTACTTACACCGTCGTAAGCTATTACTCTAACACCTTGGGGGCTAGGGCCACTGTATATAGGCGTTGGTGTTTCGGCATCAATAACCATAGCTGTAGCACCAGATTCATCAGCATCGCCATTTACTAGTAATACGTATTGACCTACTTTTATTTTATTTGCTGGCACAGCTACTGTCTCTAAAGTTACATCTGCGCCTGCTGCTATACTTGTATCAGCTACCTCGCTAGAGTGAACTCCATTAAAGTTAAAGAAGTTGTTACCTGCTGCGTCTACATGGTCACCTGTTGATCCAGATATGCCAATGAAGTTAGGTCCTCTTAAATCTAACTTTTCTGGTGTTAGAATTGTTGGTGTGTTTTCTGCTAAAAAAGTTATAGCTACAATAACCATGTCTTTTGGTGGCACTATAATTTGTTCTATGTCTGAGTAAGCACTACCTAGTTGTCCAAAGTTATAAGCTGTTGCCGTTGAATTCATTCCCATAATTTTATTTATTTGTTTGTTCGTTTTTCTTTGAGCTTCCACCGAAGAAGAAGTCTATTATTGTATTTACCTTAGCACTCATAGCGCCAAATATCGTTGATATAAAGCTAATTTCAAATTCACCAAGATCTATTGACTCTGTTACAAAGTAATTGAACATCACATAAGTAATGCCAAAGTAAGCTACTGTAAACAACGTTGCTAGAACTTTTTGAATAATAGCATCGTCTTTATACATATCACGTGCATCTTTGCGATCTTCAACTTCTTTTGCAAAAGCTTCACGTTCTGCTTCAAGCATTATTGATTTCAATGCTAGTTTAGCTTCGTCTCTTTCTTTATCAGTTGTGATTACTTTGTCAAGTATACCTTCTGCGTTATCTAAGACCTTGCCGAATAAACCTCCTACTAAACTACTTATCATTGCGCTTTTAATGCTTTAAGTTTGCTAATTTGATCGTTTAGAGTTGACATGTCATTTTTAGCTCTATCTAAGTCAGATCCATCAAACACATCGTTAGTAATATCTTCTTTAATCGCTGACACTCTATCTTCCATGCTAGCAATTTTTTGGGTAATATTATCTTTATCACTAAGATTTTTGTTACCTTTGTACACATAAGTATCTGGATTCTCGGCGCTAAGTAGTTCTTTAGATGCTGTATCTTTTACTTTGTTTCCATCTTTTTTAACCTTCATAGCAGAGTTCTTTTGCATTGGAAATCCTTTCATTTTAAATGCCATAATTATTGATCTTTAGTTGTTCCAGATTCTCTTTTTTTACCGTCAGTAATGCCAGCCTTAAAACTATCAAATCCTCTTCTTCCTTTAACTTTTAAATATGTTTTCTTTTTCTTTTTAGAAGAAAATACTCCAGGTACATTTTTACCAGTATCTACTCCGGCTTTTCTTTCAGCTCTAGCTGACTTTCTATCACTTCTAACTTCTTGCCTAGCTTCTTTTCTAGACATACGACCAACTTCTCTACTAGACTCTCTATTGTAAGCCAGTTTTACTCTAGCTATTTCTTCTCTACCCTTGTCTCCCGTTTCGTCGTTTCCTAAAGAGCTTTCGTTTGGTAAATCTCTTTTTTCTCTGTATTTAGCCAACAACGCTTTATCTTCATTTTCTTTATATCCTAGCTTGTCTTTTTTCATAGGTGAAATCCTATTACTTCCAGCTTCTTTAGCCATCTTAGCCATTGAGCTGTTTTTCATTTTAAATGCCATATCTATTCTGCTTTTTTTGCTCTTTGCTCCCAAGGAAAGTCCATGCTTCCTTCTTCAGACCATTTGCCGTTATACTTTATTTTACCTTCTTTTCTTGGGTATGTCTTACCCTTAAACCTCACATAGTCATCTCCATAAGATAGTTTTATCTTAGGATCTTTCATATCATCAAGGTGTTTTTGCTCGTGTCTTATAGCTCTCTTTTCTAGAGCACTACCAGGTTTAACATTCTTGTTTATAAACATAGACCCATCTAAATTAGCCTCTGCAACTATACCTTTGTCTAGCTTCTTTCTGAATATAGGAGTGTCTTTAGCCGTCCTTATTCGCCTACTTTCTTTACCTAGTTTAAACCCCATTATGCTAGTTTCTTAATGTTTGGCTTTTTAACTTTTTTAGTTGCTATTTTTTTAGGCTTGCTAGGTTTTTTTTCTTTGTTAACTACTTTCTTAGCTTCATTGCTAGCACCTTCTTTTGCTATGTTTTTTGGAGCTTGCTTAACCGTATCTTTAGCAGCCTTCTTTACTGTTTGCTTAGCCGTCTTGCCAACAGCTTTTTCCGTCTTGCTTAGGTCAATAGACTTGTCAGCTGCTTTTGCTGCATCAGAGCCTTTATCAACTACTTTAGCTACCTTAGTTGCGTCAGCAACAGCATTGGCACCTTTGACTGCCTTAGCACCTTTCACAGCTAGTTTACCAGCGCCAACGGCTAATCCAGCACCTGGTATCATAGCCGCAGCATTTATACCAGCTTCTTTAGCGTGTCTTGCAGCACCTGCATCGTCTCCTTTATATTTAGCATACCCAGCTCTACCGGCAGACAGGGCTGTATTTGCACCGTCAGCAATGTTGCCTACTACTGGTATCATACCTGCAACACTCAAAGCTGTACCTGCTTTATCTAAAAATCCACTATAGTCAAACTTCATAGGAGACTGCTTCATTCTAGAGTCAGACTCTCCAGCTACTTTAGTTGACTTTCCTAAATTTTGGTTTTTCATTTTAAACGCCATAGTCTTATCTATTTGGATCTTTAATCATATCATCAATAGCTTTGTTAAAAACCTTGTCTGTATATGATTTGTTATTATAGAACACACTGCGATCTGATACTGGTAGATCTTCTTCGCCTAGCAATATCCTGTATATTCTACTTATAAGTTGGCTGCATTTAAAAGAGGTTTTGAAGACGCTGTATTTAATCGTTGTTCGATTTCGATGACGCCAGACCTCTATCCAGCCTAGTTTTCTTAGTTTGTCCCACCGAGTTTTATCCCAGCTCATGGTATAAGTACCATCAATAAAATCTTGTCTTGTAAATCTGTTCTTGCAGTCTAAGTATATTAAGAGTTCAAGATCAGCATCTGTTAACCCGTAAGTCTTACAAGCCCACTTTCTAGTGAGCCT